ATGGCAGACCAACTCCCTGACTTCGAAGGCGGTGCCGGTAGGCTTGTAGAAGCCGATCCGGTCGTCACGCTCGCCGCTAATTGCGATCTAACGGCCGTTCCCGATGGAACCACAAATGGCGCAATTCTCCCCGATCGCCCGATTGGCGCAAGCGGCGTAGTCTTCTATGTCGGTAGCGGCGAGGAGGTGACCTTCGCAATCGCGCAGAACCAACCCTCGTCCGCGCCCAGCCTTACCCTTACGCTGGACAGCACGACGAGTCCGGCATTCGAACCGCTTGGACCCGGCACCGATATCTTCATTACGGCGATGACCGGCGCTCCGAAGTTCAGGTGGATTTGATGAGGCCCCTGATCCCGTCGAAAGGACGCGCAGGCTTGCTCCAGTTCCACCCTCGGCTGCAGCTTCGATTCAGAGATATCGCTGCACTGGAAAGGTACCGTGGAAGCCTCGGTGCTAGCGCCTCTTCTCAGGGAAAGCTGAAGGGCGCTGGTTCCGCGAGCGCAGGCCTTTCCCGCTCAACCTAGCTTTTCGACCGAATCTGCGTGATTACGCAGCAATCTCGCGTACCTCTTTGCGCGCTGTCCGTCCTGGTTATCGTCTGCGGCCTCGGCGAAATTCCAAGCAGCCGCGAGCATCATTTCGATGCCAGCAGTCATATGCCGTCCGCTCAGCGTCTCCCTGCTGCGTTCGGCTTTTGATGTAACTGCCGCCATTACGATTGCAGCGATCTCAGCGCTGTCAGCTTGCAGCTGTATCGCTGCCGCGTGATCTGTTGGTTCGTCACTAGACATACTGCTCAACCCCTAGCCCGGTATCCTGCGCCGCGATCGGCTGGCCATGCGCGCTTCGGCCTGCTTGGCGCCAATCTGCGAACCAGCCTGCGTCGCTATCTGCACGCCCTGCGCAACCCATTCCCTGACGGTATGCGTGAGGACAGCGTCGCGGGCATTCACCGTGACGTTGATGCTCTGGCTGACAGGCGCGCCGGCCATCGCAGCATTCATCCTCCCCAGAGGAATGATATCGCCGCCGACGTTGGGCACGAACGCTTCCACCCGGCCCGGTGACGCGCCTTCGTTCACTCGGTAAAGCCTGCCGGGCGCTACAGGCCCGCCTGAGGCCCTTCCGCCGGCATAAGGCGTTCCGGCAAGCAGGTCGATCGGACCGCCCCCACCGGCAGCGCCAATGCCGCCAAAGATGGCATCCGCAAGCGGGCCTATGATCGAGCGCTGGATGGCGATACGCAGCAAGTCGGCGATGATCTGGTCGGCAACGTTCTTGAACACGTCGCCAAGGCTTTTGACGCCCATGACAGCATCCACGAGGCCATCATTCAGGCTGTCGAGGCCGCGCACCTGTATTGCCTCGACAGCCTCGTTCACGTTCTCTGCGGACGTGCGCAAGTCGAAGGCGTAGCGCTGGCCTGGCGTCATCTGGTTGCGCGAAAGCCGTACGCGTGCAGCTGCCTGAAGGCTGGCAAGCTCCGCCTGGGCGCGCTCGGCATCGGCGACCTGTCCCGATGCGATTTCCTGGTCGAGCAGGTTGCGCTCGATTTGCTGATGGATCGCAAGGGCGTCGCGTTCGAGCCGGTTGCGCTCCTGCGTGTTCGTTTCGAGGTCGGCCCATGCTTCGAGGGTGCCTGCCTGCCGTGCGAGCATGTCGTTCGCTAGATCAGCCTCGCGCTCCATCAGGTCGCGCATGACCTGTTGCATGAGAAGGCCCGGCCTTCCCTCGGCGATGATGTTGCCCTGCCCGTCGACAATGCCGTCGCCTCCGTAGAGCCGGTGGATGGCCGCTTCCATCGCCTCCCTCTGCTCGGCCGTGTAGTCGCGCTCCGAAGCAATCTGCCGCAGGCGTTCATCGCGTTCGAGAGACAGGATTTTCCGGGCAAGTTCGGCCCTGTCCTCGGCGTTCGTCGCAAGGTCGAACTTTGCCCGCAGTTCCTCGCTCTGCAGCCTGTCGACCTCGTCACGATACCGGGCGTTGAGTTCTGCCGCCGTAGGGCCTGACGAGCCACGGGCGCTCCCCTTGCGACCGCTTCCGCTTGCGGTGCTCGCTGCAGGCGTACCGCTTATCGAGGTGGGGGAGGTGACGTCAACGCCTGCAGCCACTCCCTTCGCGATCGCGATGGCCTGCCGGTTGAGCGCAGCCTCTTCCTTCGCCAGCTGAGCGAGCGATGCGGCATCGGATGCGGCAAAGCGATCGGGACGTGCCCTGCCCTGCACGGCATAGGCATCCCCGGTTCGTGTCTGGCCCAACGTGGAGGCTCTCGTGACGGCGTCGCGGCGGATTTGCGCGCGCTCCTCCCGGATCTCTCCCAGCCTGTTTGCAATGCGTGCCAGACCCAGCTTGTTGAGCGCGTCGACGAGCTCGAAGGCCTTGTTCTTCGCCCGGACGAAGGCGCCGGCAAGGCCATCCACCTTGCTGCTCGTGCGATCGGCCGCCGTGCCGGTATCGGCAATGGCGACGCCCGCATCGCGAAGCCTCTGCTCAAGATCGTCGGCTTCCTTTTCGGCGCGCGACGCTGCATCGCTCAAGCGGTTGAGCCTGTCTTCTGCGTTCTCGGTCGTGGCAATCAGATATCCGAGCCCGAGCGTCAGGGCGGTCACCGCAAGGCCAACGGGGCCTCCGAACACGCCAGCAACACCCCGCCCGGCGAAGGTGAGCGCCTCGGCCGAGGTAGCGGCACCTGCCATCCGGGCGCGCAACGCGAATACGGCTGCCGAACCTGCTGTTGCCGCACCGCTCATCCTCACAAGTGCGGCAGCCATCCTGCCGCCGATCGCAGCGCCAATGATGGCGAGAATGGGCAGAATGTCTTCAAGGTTGTCCGCCAGAGCCTGCACCGCGCTCGCGAGAGCCTGCGTCGCTCCATGGGCATCGGCAGCGCCGCCGATCAGTTGCACGAGCCGGTTCTGCAGTGCGGTGAACGCGCCTTCAAGCGTGAGCGTCGCCTTGGCTGCCTGTTGCTCAAGCATCTCGGAGCCTGCGAGGATGGCCTGAAAGAATTCGTCCGAGGTGACCTGGCCTTCCACGATCGCGTTACGCAGTTTAGCAACCGACCCGTTCCACTTGTCGGTTGCAGCGACGACTTGCAGCAGCGGCCTAAGACCGCCTTCGTTGATCTGATTAAATTCCTCGGCACGCACTATGCCGGACGAAAGGGCCTGAGTAAGGCCTAGAATGGCCCCTGATGCCTGGACAGTCGAGGTGCCGGTTATCTTCAGGGCCTGCGCGGTCGCTTCGGTGATCTGAAGAAGATCCCCGGTAGTCGCGTTGAGGTCTCTCTGGGCCTGGGCCGCTTTGCCGTAGAGTTCGGAAAGCGAATTGACAGCCACGCCATAGCGGTTGGCGACCTCGAACAGGCGCTCCTGCACCTTGGCAAGTGCATCGCCTTCTAGGCCGGCCACCCGCAGCTGGTTCTGGAGCCGGGTGAAGTTGTCGATCAGGCCTGTAAGCTCGCGGCCCGTGAAGTAGGTGGCCAGTGTGCCGGCAAGGCCGCGAAGATGGCCGCTGATCGCGGTGCTCGATTTCGCCATCTGAGTTTCGAGCGATTTGATGCGGCGTTCCTGCAGGCCGATTTTCTGGTCGACGGTTCGTGTCGTCCGGTTGATATCGGCAAGGTACCCGTTCACCCGCGCGTGAAACTCGAAGATGACGGGATCGATATCAGGCATCGGCCTTCTCCTCGCTCGATGCCGAAGGCGTATCTCCGTAGACGGCAGCGCCAAGGATGCGCCAGGCCATCGCCGCCGCTTCGCCAAGCGGGCGCTCGGGGTAGACGTAGGTCTCGACGAGTTCCTTCGCTCGCTGCGGGCTCACTTCGCGCTCTTCGCCGTCGACGATGGCAAGATTGCCGCCGACAAGGGCAAGGCGGATGGTCTCTCGAATGGCTTTCACCGCCGAAGAGTCCGCAGCGCCCGTGTAGACCGCCTTGCCCTCCTCGGTGAGCGAGATGCCGGAGCGCAGCTGCCATTCGAGCCCGAGCATCGAGGCAGGCCTTTCGGGTGCATTTGCTGCAAGCTCGGAGAGCGTGCGCTCGAGTTCGGCGAGCGGTGCGAGGGTCAGCCAGAACCGATAGGTGCCATCGGCGAACGGAAGGTCGACTGCGGTAATGGGCTTCGTCATGTCATTTGCCTTTCAGGATCTTGAGATGCTTGTTGAGCCGGCGCCTTGCCTCCTCGCGCTTCCGGTCGCGTGCGGGGCGCATGTACGGACGCGCTGCCATCTTCGAGGTGCCGAATTCGAGCGCGGCAGCGTAACTTGCCTCGGATGCGACACGCGACACGAGCGGCTTGGGTTGCGTCACTTCGATGTGTGCCTGGAGCGTTCCGGTCTCCCGGTTCGGTGGCTCACCCGGCTTAGAGGGTGCGTGGTTTCTTCCTTCCACCGAGCCCCGGCTGATGAGGTGATGCGCATCGGATTTCACGAGGTCCGCTGCCTCCATGAGCGCTGCGTTGACCGCACGGAACAACGCACTGCCGGGTCCGCCACCGTAGCGGCGAAACTTGCGCAGCATCTTCTCGCGCGGGCTATCGGTCATGCGACGCGCTCCGGTTCGGGTTCTGGCCTGAGCACCTCGCCCACCTCGTCGCCTCCCCAGATGCGCAGGATCTTCGAGGCAACGCCTTCGCGGCTCACGCACGTCAGCTGCGCCGAGCCTCCAATGACCGCGACAGGCTCGCTGCCCTTCACCGGGAACCGCAGGTGCCGACGCTGGGCCTCGATCAGCCGCAGCCCGTCCGCTTCCGGATCGAACCTGCCAGGGTCCGTCAGCACTTCGGGCGTTATGTCCTTGCCGACTTCGGCAGTGATGCGATCGACGGGATTTGCATGGTCGGTCGACAGCGGAGCGAACGCGAAGATCTCGCAGACCTCCCACGGATCGATGCCGAGAAAGGCACAACGGTCCGCGTCGGTATCGAGGTGGAAGATGCGCGCCTTGCCCGTATCCTCGCACCATGCTGCAAGGCGAACGCCCATCGTGAACGTCGGATCGCGAACCGCATCGCGTACCTCTGCGATCGTCGCGGGCAATGTCTCGACGAACTCCCGCGCACTGCGCGGCCGTCGCTCTTCGATGAGCGCGCGAACAATGTAGAGATGGGCGTCGCCGGTTAGCGCGAGGGCCCAGGGGAAGGCCCCGCCCTCGATGATCTTGCTGTGGCTCATGAGGAGCTTGCCCGAACCGCTTTCGAGCCATGCCGTATCGGTGAGCAGGTACGCACGGTCGCCCTGCACGAAGGAGTTGATGACGGTCATGGGTAAGGCCCTTTCCGAAGCTCGAAGGATGCCATGAGCGGCGAAATCGCGGTGATGCCCGCAATGGTGGAAATCGTTGCTGCGGTGGCGCCGACAGAAGCGCTGACGAGCCCGGCGCTGGCCAGCGCGCCGATACCGGTTGCGGCGAGCGCCACGACGGACGCGACGATGGCGACGGTCTTCAGGACCTTCACAGGACCCTCCATGCGGTTTCGATTTCGGGGATGAGCATGATCGTCGGCATCTCGTGGCTTTCATGGAAGCCGAGGAAGTTGCCGTTGCCCGCCGCTATCGCGAGCGCACCGATCGGGTGTTCGCTCCGGACAGAGACGATATCGCCGATGAGGCAGAATGCAGGGGCGATGCGCGCAAAGCCGTGGCCGTCCATTGCATCGGGCAGCGTATCGTACCCAAGGCGTTTCAGAGCCCCGACAGCGCCCTTCAGCGAGCGATACTGCCCTGCCTTCGACAGCCTGACCTTGTGCCCCAGCTGCCTGAGGTGAAAGGCCGTCATCTTGGCGCAGTCAACCGAACCGAACGCGAAACACTTCCCCCGAAAGCGCTCCATCGTGGCAGCCACGGCCTCCTGCCGGCGAACGAGAGGGTTCTTCGGCTTCACAGGTGCGCATCCTCCAGTGCGAGAATTGCTGCCTCGATCTCGGCCTTGCTTCCGAAGCGCAGCGTCCAGGCGAGCTGCTGGGCCAGCGAGAAATGGGCTTCACGCGCCTCGCGGGGCGTCGAGGCGGCCTCGGGCGGGTAGGATGCGGCGATCGCCTCAATCGCGCTTGTGAAGGCCTCTGCGTCGGCTTCCTGCCGGCCCAGGCGCAGGCGTTCCCGCAGGTCGATGACGTTGCCAGTCATAGAACCTCCGCAAGCGAGTATCTGTATTTGCTGCCACTCAGGTCCGAGAGAGCCCAGACGAGCGCATCTGCCCGGTCCGGCGAACCCTCGCCCACGTATCCGCCACCGGTCATGGCGCAGAGCTGGTCTTCGAGCGCGGTGAACTCTCCGCAGTGCGAGACCTTGCCTTGTTCGTAGAGCGCGGCGACCGGCTCGGCCCTTGCGATCTTGCCCCGGCTGGCGGTCACCATGCGGACCGGCAGGTTCTTCGCAGCGGTGCGCAGCACGGCCTCGACCATGGCGCCGCCGAAGTTCCTTTCCGCGACAACCCGATCGCCCTGCCAGCGCTCGAAGGCTCCCGCGACACGGCGGGCCCAGCCATCCGGGCTCAACTGGCAGGATGCATCCTCCAGCACGTAGAACCGATCATCCGTGCCCTTGCCGGCCACGACGATACCAATGTCATCGCCCTGTCCGTCGCCCTTCGTGCCCGAGGGATCGACCGCCACGACGACGCGGCGAAGTTCGGGAGCCGCGCGCAGGCGCTGCGCATCGATCATCTCGGCCGTCCAGAGAGCGCCCGGCACGTCCTCCAGGAGTTCTGCGTAGAGTTCCTGTCGCCCGAGCCTCGTGCCCTCGTAGCGGTCCTTCAGGTGCGCGAGCGTGCCCTCTGGCAGGTTCGCAGAGTTGTCGAAGGTAGAGCCGCGCGTGACCATCGCACCGGGCGTACGAACGATCTTGCGAATGAGCGGCGTCGGGCGCGGCGTCGTGGTCGCCACGACTTGCGGATGCCGTCCGAGCCGAAGCCCGAAAAGCATCTGGTCCCATGCGGACGGGTCGGGCCATGCACCGACCTCGTCTCCCCATGCGCGGTGATGCTGCGGTCCGCGAAGTCGCTCGGGCTCGGTTGCGCTGAAAAGCTTGTAGCGGGTCTCGTTCCACAGCACGAGTTCGCCGTGGCTGCGGTTCCAGTGGTCGACGCAAACCTTGGGAAGCACCGCAAGCAGCCCGGACTCGCCTTCGACGCAGGTATCGCGCGCGTCGGCAAAGGTCGGAGCGATGATCGCGATGCGCGAACCGGCATGCTGGGCGCCGAACCACGCAACGTCCTCAGCTCCCGTCCGGGTCTTTCCCCAGCCCCTTCCCGCCATCGCCAGCCATATCGGCCAGTCGCCCGGAGGCGTTACCTGGTCGGGTCTCGCCCTCGATAACCACTGGCTTCGTGCTCGTACCGCTGCCTGCAATTGCTGCGGCAGCTTTTTCAAGTGCCTTTGCGACGGCATCAAAGGCCTCGCCGACGTCGACATTTACGACAGGCCCGATCGAAACGGGCTTCTCGGCAAACGCCTTAGACAGCTTGCCGAGGTACCATTTCTCACTGTCGAACGCCAATCGGCCCGGGAGCGGATCCTTGGCGTTCTTGGCAGCGGCGACGGCCATTTCGGCGCGCAGGTGAAAGCCCACTTCTCGCGCTTCGAGAACGCGCCAGCCAAGCTCGCTGTCCTCAAGCATCCAGTTGTAGACAGTCGACCGGCTCGGCATGTCATCCTGGGCGCAGATGGTGATGAGCGACTTGCCCTCGGCGAGTTGCTCAAGCAGGCGCTCGACGTGGGCATCGGTATACTGTTCGCGTGGCATAGGCTGTCCCGGTATTGTCGGGCGGGAGCGCCCTCACCAAGCACTCCCGCCACGGTTGCCGGCAACTGGGGGGACGCTGCCGAAAAGCCGTTCATTGGACCTTCTCCGGCCCAAGCGCGTCGATACGCTCGACCGTGAAGCCAAGACCGCGCAGCCGCTCGGCGGTCGCGGCGGTGATGAGATATTCGTAAGTCTCGGCCGGATCCTCGTGCACGCGCCGGGTGTTGTAGATCGGCACGACGGTCGGCGTCGGCTCGGACGGATCGAGCTTCGTCTTCACCTCGATGTAGTGGCCCGACTGATGCGCGAAGCCGGTCGTGAACCTGTGAGGCTTCCACGAGGCAAGCTCGGCAAGGCGCGCCTTCTCGGCGGCCTCCAGCTGCTTTGCGCGGATGTCCTCCAGGTCGAGCGCGTAGCTGTCGATCCGCGCGGGTGGCGGCCATGCAAGTTCGGCCAGCCTGTCGAACGAGGGAAGCTTCATCTCCGTCAGCCGGCGAACGCTCGAAACGCCCACCCGGAACATGCCATCGCAGCCCCGCGCTTCAGCTTCGGCGCTTGCCTCGTAGACGCCCGCTGCGCGCATGCGCTCGTCGTTTGCCCGGACTGCCGTCAGGAGCTCGACGATCTTCGCCTCGATTTCCGGCCACTCGCTGCGCAGCCGGGCAGCAAGCGCATCACGCTCGGCAATGACATCGGCGCGCTCGCGCTCCTTCGTCTTGCGGGTTTCGCTCGCCAGCTTCTCGCCCAGCCTGTCGCCAAGCTGATCGATCGCGCGGCACAGCATCTCGGCTTCGCGGCGGGCCTTGTCCGCCTTCGCCGATGCCTCGTCGCGATCGCTCTCGCCGAGCCCGAAGTTGACCGCATCGCCCGAGGCCTGCTCGGCAAGTGCTGCCAGCCGGTCGCGCTCGGCAGTGACTTCAGGAATGAGGGCTTCGATATCCGCCGCGCGGGTACGCGGTTCGGTCAGCGCGCTGTTGACGCGCTCGCCAATGCTCTTTGCCATGACACGGTCCCCTCACGCATAGCGGGCATTGCGAACGGCGTCGCGAACCGCCGAGGGGTCGGGCATGGCGTCGCTCGTCTGCTGAGGACCGGGTTCGCGCGCCGAACGATTGCCAGCCGGCAAAGGTTCGTATCGGCCGTCGCGGATGGCATCGCGGACTTCGCGGTTCACGTCCTGACTGCGTGCGAGGAATTCGGCGCGGGCGCGGTCGAACTCGGGTGCGCGGTCACCGAGGAACGCGAACTTCGTATCGTGTGCGGCATGCTGACGGTCGACGGCAGCCTGGACGGGGTCGGCACCTGCGCTGTCGGTCATGAAGACGCTGGCCGATGCCAACGCGTTGTCGGCGGCATGGATGCTGAAGGCGATGCGCTCGCCGTCAGCCGCTACCTCGCGGTAACCGGGACGGAGCGTCTTGCCATCGCTCTGGAGGGCAATGGTGGCGGAAACCTGCTTGCGCGAAGGGTCTAGATAGATCGGCATTTTCTCGGCTCCTGGGCCCGGGGCAACTGCGGCGGGCGGCGCGGCCGGCTGGGTGCCGGTTGAGAGCGAGTCTGGCGCTGCGGGAGAAACGCATTACCGCCGTCAGCATCCGGTCGCTTTAACCATTTTGCTCGACATTGTGGCGCGACCTCCTACAAGCGCGCCCATGATAAAGGTCGCATTGCTTAACTTACGGAAATTGTTGATTAAATCGGAGGACGGTCCATCACGATTCGAAATTCTCAATCACACGCAGCAGGCAATCCCCCATCCCGGCGCATGGTTCGAAAGTCATCTGCTCGCACCACGAGGGATCGATCGGATCGAGGCGGCGAAGCAGCTTTCCGTCACTGCTGAGACGCTCACAGGGTTCCTCGAAGGACGGTACGGGCTCACCGCCCCGCTTGCGCTCCGGATCGAGGAGCAGTTCGGAGTTCCGGCTGCAGAGCTTCTCGAACTGCAGGCTGTCTTCAATCTCGCGCAGAGCAGGGAACGGACGCGGGCTGGTTAATATCCCGGGATGCGCTTCGAGCGCTGATCGTACCATCGGCTGTCGGTCTTCTGGTCAGTGCCGACGCATCCCCGCAATCGCCTGCCCCTCGTCCTGACGACTTCCGCGCGGGCTGCCCGCAGTTCATCGCCGCCGCACTGGTCGATCCATCGTGCGAATGTTTTCCAACCGCATTGAAAGTCCGGATGGCAATCCCAGCCCTCTTCGAGGTACGCCTCCCTGAAACCCTCGGGAGGTGGCCTCAGGCGATCAGCGCGGATGGAATAATCCGGGTGAGGATAGACCTTGTGCCGTGGGTAGGTGAGATTGCCGGGGCCGCCCATGCGCCCGAAGGTGCAGGCAGCGGGAAAGAGCAATTACCGTCGTCAGGGTGGCGTGCTATGGAGCGGGCATGCTTCAGGTAAACCCTTCATTGCATTGCCACGCCGGGGTCTGGTTGCGCGAGGAAATCGTCAAGCCTTACGGGCTGTCTGTCTCCGAAGCGGCGCGGAGGCTTGGCGTCGCGCGTCCGACCATGAGCAAACTGTTCAACGGCAACGCCTCGCTTTCGGCGGAGATGGCGCTGCGGTTCGAGAAGGCTTTTGGTATCTCTGCCGATACCCTCATGCGGATGCAGGCCACCTACGACATGGCTCAGGCGCGCGAGCATGCCGATGCGCTGGCGATCGAGCGCGTGCCAGAGCCGGCAGAGGTCAGGCGCTAATCAGGTTCGTTTCTGCCGGGTGATGGAAAACTCGATCACCGTGTCATCGTCGAGAAGCATATCGCTGACGAGCGAATTCGCCTTGCAGGCCTGCGCCGCAGCACAAACGGCCTCGACCCAGATGTCGGCTTTTGCCGGCGTGCCGTCCGTCTCGATCGGATACTCAATCGAAACGAGCTCCTGGTCGTGCCGGCTGACACGTATGTGAACTTTCATCGCAAACTCTCCCTAAGCAGCAGAACCACTTGAGAGTTGAAAAGTTGCCGATTTGCAGAGGATCGTCGCAGTCCGCAGCGAACCATGGCGCGACACAGGGCGAAAGGGTTGTGCTCTGCATCGCGCCACGAGGCTGGGTACCGCCCAGGTCGTAGGTGAGGCAGCCAGGCTCTTGTGGACATGACGAGGCCTGGCTGCCTTCGTTGCCGAGCACTAAGCGGGAATGGTTAAGACGGGGTTACCGGGGTCGGGACGCTGCGGAATTCGCCGTGAATGTGGGTGCCGACGTTGGGCTAGAGCAGAAGGCCCTCATGCGGTGCCCGGAACTGCGCGTGTTATGGCCTTCAGTTGGCATCCGGGTACAGGATTATAACCTTCCTGCCATCGGGTATCGCCGCATACTTGCGCGCTCTGTCGGCAAGGTTCTTGTCGATGCCCACTTCGGACAGGGTGATGGGTTTATTCAAGGGTTCTGCAAAAACCCTTGCCCCGCCGTGCTGGAGTCCTCCAGCTTCTTTCTGAGCCGCCATCAGCTCGCCGAGCCGGCGCTCGCCTCGGAAGCCTTCGCGCGCGCGTACGCGCGTACTCGTCCAATTGAAGGGGTTTGGGTGGCTTCCTCAACTCCTCTTACGACGAGGATCTCCGCCTCGGGGCTTAGCACATTAGCAACTTTAGCAGGGCTCCCATAAAAAGTGGCAATCTAGCACTGACGCCACCCTTCTAAAAAAATCCTTATATATCAAAGGAGGTTAGTCAGTAGGTTTTTAGGATCGAAGAATTGCCATTTCGAAGGGCAATAGCGCTAAAGCTGCTAAAGTTGCTAAGCTCGTGAAGTGACGCGCCAAGCCTCGCGGACCCGCTTGCCGTCGATTTCAGCACCGCCCTTTAGAGATTTCACCCATCGGTGTTCAGCCAGAACGCCCATCGCTTCCCGAGCCTTCTTCGCATCGCGGATAGACGCTGGCCCGTATTGGTAGATAGTGGACAGGCCGATGACGGGGTCTCCGCGTTCATTAAGCCACTTCAGCAGTTCGGCCGCTCTACGAAGCTCGGGATCGATACCACCGGCGTTCGTGAGCCGGACAGTTTCCGATAGATAATGGTTTGCGATCGTTATCGCGGAAGCGAGCGTATCCCGCTCGATCACAACAGCATCAGGATCGTTTACCAGGGTGAGAATGCCTGCAATACGTCCCGCGTTCTCCGGGAGCTTCGAAGCGAAAGCCTTCAGGCTCGCTAGCTCGCCGCCGGGACCCATCTTTTGCTCCAACTCGTTGGCGAAATCGACCCAGAGCGCGCGAGCTTCTGCGGTGAGATGAAGGCTGTCCAATTCGACACCCAGCGAGGGGTCACGGCTGTCCCTCCATCTGATCGGCCGCCTGACGAGCCGATCGATGGCGTCGTGGTATGCCGCTAGATGAGCTTCCTTGTGGCTGACCTGCTGCTGATAAAGCACATCGTCGCGGATGCGCTTGCCTGCATAGCTTTTCGGTGCCGCAATAAGGAAGCGAGCGAGCAGCCCTTGATCGGAAAAACGCTCGTCTCCGAGAAAGTCCTGTGCAAGCCCGCTTTGTACCATCAGGTGCATGGCAAGGCGCCGATCGTACAGCATCGTATTGCCATCGCCTCCACGAATCCTTTCGAGCTTTGAACCATCCCAGGCTCGGCAAAGGATGCCTGTTGTACTGATTTTCTGCTCGGCCTTGAGGCTGTATCCCCCGAGGAACGTTCCGGCATCGTCGCACAGCATTGCCAGCGAAGGGCGCCCATACTGATAAATCCGGAATAGGCCCTCAATTGTCTGATCGCCGGCCGGAGCAATCACAGAGGAAAGAGGGGGGTGAGGCGGTGGGCCCATTTCCATGAGAGCTGCCTGAAGAGCATGCCGATCGGATTTCAGCTTATTCTTGAGGTGTTTGATGTGCGTGTCGTAGGCCGCCATTTCAGCATCGTACTTCTGCCGCTGGCCCGCCTCGATCTCCTTCAGTTCGCGTTCGAATTGATGGATTGGCTTGAGCGCTTTCTTGTCCGCAGTCGACTTCCGATCCCCGCTGTCCAGGACCGTAAGGAGGTAGAGGGACAGTGGTACGGGGGTACCCTGATCGATAGGAAGTATCGCGTTCGCGCATCCTTGAGCGGCAAGCGATGCGACAGCGAGAACCGAATTCGCGGCGCTCGCGATCGGCAAATCTACGAGAGCCTCAAGTGCCAAAGCTGCACGAGCCAGCACCGGCCCCATGGCGTCGACGGGATATGGGGCCGGTGCTCCAACCTCGCGGAATAGCGGCTGTGGACCATCCGTCGCGCTCGGCTCTGGATTGGCCGGACTATGCTCCGCTCGGTTGGTAGCCAAATTGTCATTTCGCCAGTGAAGTGGAGTTTCACCGCCGCGCTCCTGATGCAGTGCTCGAAACGCCGCATTGCGGTTTCCCCCATGCTCGTAGTGGACGAACAGGTCGAACGCATCGCCGTAGCAGCCGGAAGGATGACGCGCGCCGAGCCCTGCGTCAGCGTCACTGCCAGAGAGCGATATCCACTTGTCGCCCTCGACGCGCGTCGCATAGCTGTCGCTCGTCTGGTTGGGCGAGCGCCAGTCCTTCGGGTTGCGCGGGCTCTGCTTATAGCCATGGCTCAGGAGAAGCGTCTCGACGTCGTTGGCCGCGTTGAAGGCATCGATCAGGCTCTCATCGCCCGCAGCAATCCGCTCCTGACGCTTGCGCTGGGCCTCGCGCCTGATCTTTTCCTTGAGGGCATCGTCCCTCGCCCTGCGCTCCTCGATGACCCGGATGCGCTCCGCAACAGGCCCGCGATCGAGCGGCAAGCCGGGCGCGTCCGCACCGCTGGTTTCCCTCTCGTAGTAGAGTGTCCAGCCATCCTCGTTGCGCAGCCGGGTCCCGGTCCCGTCATGGACGTCAGGAACGTTCGGAAGAAATACAGGCTGCCCGGCGTACCCGAGCGCACGGTCCATCTTGACGCCATGGTTCTCCATGACGTCGAAGAACGCGTTCTGCGCGTCGTTCCACTCCGGGAACGCCACCGCCTCTTCCAAGGGGAGAATGATCCGCCATTTGCGATTGCCGGGCCGTGAGCTTGAGCTCGAATAGACAAGCCAGGCAGAAGCGCCCGCGAAATCCTTCACGAGCCTGACAACGGTCTCAAGCGGATGATCGCCGTCGTCGATATCGCCCGCGAGCGCGACGAAGGTGCCCTCCTCCTGCTGCCTTTTGTGATTGCGGCCGTCGAAGTCGTGATAGGTGCTCGGGATCATCGCCGGCGCATGCGACTTTGCCCGCCGCGCCGGTGTTGCCCGGAATATCTCGCCCAGGCTGATCGTCGAGTAATCCTCCCCGGTCTTGATGTGTGTGTCGTGCTGCCCTCGGAAGGTCATGACGCGGCGTTCACGCCAATCGGAAGACTGGGTAGGCCTCGAAAGGACGTCCGTGCTCCCCGTGAGCTTGGGATTAAGCGCTACCATTGCGCGCTCCTCTTCGACGGACGGTTCGGCCGCTCGAATTTTCGGCAGCGGCGCTCCGGACGAAAGCACCCTGCCTGCGGAGAGCCTGCCTCGCATATTCGGCCGCGACAGGTTCGAGCGATGATCTCGCCGGACAATCTGGACAGGATGAGGCTCATGACCGCCCTCCCAGCCCTCTCGGGCGCCACGTGAGCACCGTGCACCCGGACGGCGTCTTACCGCCCTGCCGCTGCTCCTCGACGGCCTGCTCGTAGCGCTCGCTGTCGGTAAGGACAGGCTCGGGCTCGATCTCCGAAGGCTTGCGACGCTTCGGATCGAACGGAATGATGGGGAGCCCTGCCTTGCGATGACAGGTGCGATCGATCCACTCGAACATCTCATGCCGGGTGGCAAAGTGATCGGACTGCAGGTTTGGAAGTCCGCCGTCGATATAGCGTGCCTGCCACCGGTTTGTTGAGCATTCCCTGTATTCGATGGCCCGCTCCATCAGCCCGTCGAAAAGCAGCACCGTCATGTCCGACCTCCCGCCAGTTCGGCCACGAAGCGCTCGCCAAGATGGCGGGCGATAAGGTCGGGAAGGCTTGCCGTGCGGGGCGTTTCGGAGTATGTGGATTGCTGATCGCCCGGTCCAGGAATGATCAGCGCCCCGCCCCGTGCGGGGCGTTTTCGTTCCGGGGTCATGCTTCCGCCACTCCCACGAATTCGCGCAGGCTCTGGACGTCGATCAGACGCCGGCTGCCGACCTTGAACGAACGCAGCTTGCCAGATTCCATCGCCCGATAGAGGGTGGCGCGGTGAAGGCTCGTGAGTTCCGCAGCCTTCGAGATGCTTACAGTGATCTGTTCCATGTTGTCTCCTGCGTCAGCTTGCGACGCGGGCAACATTGCTCGTTTACCTACTTCGAGGCGGGGGGGGATTTTTCGGAAATTAGAACAGGCGTGAGCGTGCTCTTCGGAAACTGCATTCCAACGGCGCCTGCAAATTGAAGGCGGCCATAACTGTTATCGACGGTTTCCGGCATCCAATCCGAGGGTTGGTTCAGTAGATAGAGAGAAAAACTGGGCCATCTTTCTGTAAGCGATGAGCCGACGAACATCTGTCTTACAGCTTTGGAACATAACCATGCGCGAAACGCTGCGAGGTGAGCGGCATGACGCCAATTGGACCACTTCGAATCCCACTCCGCGGAGTCTTTCAGGATCGACAAGGTATCCGAAATTGGCGCGCCAAAAGCCTTCAGCTTCACGTCTTCTACAAGCCCTGCACGGTCGATCATCTCGGAAAGCTTCATTTCGAAGGCTGCTCCGACCTTAACTGCCCGTTGAAGGCGCCGTCCAACATCCTCGACACCAAGGCGAGCTTCGTTAGAACTCAGATGGCCCGGTAGCTTCACGCCGTCGTTGAGGTATTTCCAAGCTAAGAGCTTTTTTGCTCCGGAATTAGGCGTCCCCGGCTTGGCCAGAATCCCGAGCAGATGAGCAGCGCCTTGCGCGCTGACTTCGATCAGTATGGGCGTTCCGCGGAAATTTGCCACTAACGGTTGGTTCGAAATCATGAGTAATTCCTCGCGAGCAAAGATTGCCGGGCTCGTCATTCGCAGACAAGCCCGGCTGACAGGACGCGATCAGTAACCGTCCTGTTGTTCGCGTCCGTCATGCTCGCATCCGCCCGGATCGGCGACAGGGCAACCGGGGCCAGCGTTGATGATCGGACCATGCCAGAAAGCGTCCTCTGCCATCGTTTCCTCGCCATCGTCGTCGACGCCACGATCGGGATCACCAATAACGCAGCCCGGGCCGTCCGATCGAACCGCGAGACCAAAATCAGTGCAGCGCGATATTTCGTCCTCATCGCACAGACCCTCGCAGTCCGGATCTCCATCCTGCAGGTCGGCAAGCTCGATCGCCACCGCAATAAAGCCTTCGAGCTGCTGGCGATCGAAACGGCCCAGGACGCGCATGAGAGCGGCGGGCGGTGCCATAGAGGTAAAGGGTGCATTTGCGCCTTGGGGCGCGCTAAGGGCTGTCTCAGCCATATTCTCGACTCCTTGGTTAGTCGGTTTGTGGTGAGGGCCAGCGAAGGGAGGCACCCCAACGCTGGCCCGCTTGTTATCGGCTCACGCCGATTTCTGAGCCGCGCCGATCGGCACGACGTTGGTTCCATCTCCTGACAAAGACGGGGCGGCGAACCTGCCCCATGCATCCATGAGCGAGCGCCGCAGGTCCTGAAGATCGGACCGCAGGTACGCCTGCTCGGTTTTCGTGCCGACGTTGTGCGCCAACGCCATTTCCGCGACCATCGCGGGGACGGTCGGCATTGCCTCGGCTGCCCAGTCGCGAAAGGCGGAGCGGAAACCATGCACCGTCGCCTCTTCGCCGGCCGTGCGCATCACCTTTGTCAGCGTCATGTCGCTCAGCGAGGAGCCTCGGCGGCTACCGGGGAAGATCAGCCCATCCTCGCCGAATGCCTTGCGGGCGTGCTCCAGAATGGCGATCGCGGCATCGTTGAGCGTGACGACGTGCTGGATGCCGGTCTTCATGAGTTCGGCGGGCCGCGTCCATTTGCGGCCCTCGATATCGATATGCTCCCATCGCGCCGAGCGAACCTCGCCGCTGCGCGCGGCCGTCAGGATCGTGAAGAGCAGCGCCAGTCGCCCAGAGGTTTGTTCGAGCGCCAGTTGCCCGGCAAGAAAGTCGGGGACCTGCTTGTAGGGCATCGCGGCGAAGTTTCCGCTCTTGGGCTGCTTTGCGAGGCCATCGCGCAGTTCGCGCGAATCTGGCAACGCAGCCGCGCGCCATCCACGCGCTTTGGAGAAGCTCAGCACCTGCATCAGGCGGACCCGGACCTTTTGCGCGATCGCCGGCTTCTCGGTCCAGATAGGCGACAGCGTCGCGATCACGTCGGCCGTGGTTATCTGGTCGACCCGCTTGCTGCCGAGCTTGGGAAGCACGTGGTCGCTCAGCGAAGATTTGAATGCGGCGGCGTTCTTCTCGCTCCAGCCCTTCGAGAGTTCGTTGTGGGCGCTCTGCATCGCTTCCCTGAAGGTCGGAATGCGAACCTTCTCGCGATCACGTTCCTCGCGCGCGTTCTTCCCCTGGCGAGCCAGCTTGCGCAGATAGTAGGCTTTCTCTCGCGCCTCGGCCAACGTAAGGTCGGCTGGGTATCCCCCGAGCCCGATATCCTCCCGCCTGCCCTGAAACTGCACCCGTAATATCCACGAACGCGAACCGCTCGGCTTCACCCTCAGGTAAAGCCCGGCGCCGTCGCCGTAGACGCCCGGCTTGGCGTTCTTGACCTTGAGTTCGGTGAGCTTTCCCAT